TGTAACTAACCCCAAGCCCAGCAGCAATTCCTCGCAAACAACTTTTAACAAAGTTTGAATAGTTGCCAGTTGGATGATCAGGATTCCACGACTCAAATCGTGTTCCCATTGGTAGTTCCTCAATTGCCCCGGGTTCTACTTCCATGAATGTTGACCCGTCAGAATCAACATCTCCGACATATCCTTCCGCACGATCCTTAACAAGGAAGCCCATCTTACTTGAAGAAATTCTTGCTGAAGTCAGTTCTGCTTCTTCATAGCCTCCAAGCATTTGCAACCGAGTCATTGCGCTAACCATCCAAGGGACACCCCGAGTCTGCGCGATCCGGTCAGTCATTAATGGATGAATAATTTGATCAGCAGTGATGCGCTCTCTTTTTGTCTGCGCAGTGCTTACGGCTGAAGGGTGTTTGTCTAAAATATGATAGGCGATAGGCGCACCGAACTTATCCATTTCTACGCCCATGACTATTTCATTTATTCCTGTTTTGCGTGCTACATTGTAGTTCAGATCTAACCTATCGCCTTCAATCATTTGCAAGCGTAACCCTTTTGAGTCACGAACCATTCGCACGATGCAATCTCCATCACGTGCAACACTTCTAAGGACAAGCCTTTGAACATCAAACCAAGTTGACTGACCTGTCACTGTACAATTCTTTTTGCTGCCCCATTCACGCCAAGCTTTTTCAATCATGTCATTGGCTAAGATGTCAGGTCTGTTTCCGTTTTCAACGACCTTCATCTGCAATCCAACACCAGCATGACCAAGCACATTGCTTTCGAGGCCGGACAAAAATCGTCTGACGTAATCGTTGTTCCTTTCAAGTTCACGACATCTGGCGCGAAGCTTTGGAAGGTTGCTTCTGATTTCATCATCAGCAGTCGAAGCAGGTGAAAGCCAATCATTTGTAAGTCGGCTAACCGCTGCCCCTTGATAAGATTTTGTGCGTATTGGTTCGAAGCCAAGTTTCCTTGCGACGTTCCTTAAAATTTTGTTCATGTGATGGTGTAGCTTTGCGGGTTCTGAGGTGTAGCATTCCAAAACCTGACACCTATGTTTCGTCTGCTTCCTCTGCCATTAGCCAAGCGTTCGGCTTGCTCTTCACTTAATACATCTTGTTTGTATTTTTCATAAAGCTCTCGCAATTGATTAAGAGGAATTTTGTTCAAGCTTCGACCTCCTATTGAGTAAGACTCAAGCCCATTAGGGATACGCCCCTCCATTGCCGCTTCAATTAACTCAAGAACCCTGCGTGCGTGAGATCGGGGATCATAAGCGCTCGAATTAGTAGGGTTAGGAAGCACTTCAATTCTTCCATTGAATACTTCATATTTCTCAGCAGTTCCACCTGTGACCCATCCAATAAAATCATAGACACCAGAAGCATAAGCAGCAGTAGTTGCCGCCGCAACAATTACGCTGTGCGTGTCACCGTCTGCTGTACCTGTGAACGTCTTTCCTGTCGCACCGTCTTTTCTTAAATAATAAACCAAAGACCAAGCGCTTGCAGGGTAGTCAGGCAAATCTTTTGTCCACTTCCACGTGACCCCTGCTGTCATCTTGTCAGGTTCGTAAGTTTTAACTGTCGCCATAAATCACCAATTCAAGCTTAACTTGTAACCGTGGCAGGCTGATCACACAATGAAAAACCCCCACTGGCCGAACTATAAAAAAGCCAGTGAGGGCGCAACAACAGACAGCGCAGATGCCGCCTAAATTTATATTTAAAGAATATTGTAAGGCATAAATGTTTTCCCTTTTGTGGGATGTCTCTCAACATGATTGTCAACCATGTTCAAAAACCTTGCTTCAAGCTTGTTCAAATAAGCATCAGAAACCCTTGTCAGTCCTGCGCTTTCCGCTCTGCGAGATCCCAAGATCCTCTTCTTTAATAATGTTTTATTTATGTAGCCCATTTTATTTTTTTATTTAATTACTCTCCAATTGCTTTCCTTGCTGAAATCTGAATACCTTCCCAACCTGCTTGGGCAAGCCTAACTGCTGTAGCAGCTTGAACTCTTGTAGGTCTTACACCGAACTCATCAACAGCAAACTGTGCTGCCTCTTCAAATGCTCGTTTCCAACTGCAAGCAAATTCAAATGAGACTAAAGCCGCTTCTGCCATTTGCTGAATTTCTTGGTTTGTTAAGAATCTTTTTTTAATTTCTGTTTTCATTTTTGTTTGGTTTCTTTCTGTTGTTGTTTCTGTTTTTTAGTTCGAAGGGAATAGAAATTCCCCAATAATAACTGGTGACAATAAAAGGTTCATCACAATTACTGTGAACATTTCGAATAATTTATTTAACATCTGCTTTGTTTCTTTCTGTTGTTGTTGTTGCACTGCTTGGCGTTTATCCCTCGCAGTCCAAGAAAGATACACAAGCGGCTTGTGTACGTCAAGAGGTTTTTGGAACTTTTTTTTAAATCTTAATTTTAAGACAGACTTGTCTGGATTTTAAGACAAACGGGAAAGGGCCGACCACCAAGACCACACAGAAGGGTTTGCATTCCAAACGGTACACAGTCCAGTTGCTAGGCTACGCACGTAGTTTTCTTCTGTTTCCTTTTCTTTTAATCCCATCACGTAAGCGATTGAGTGAAGAACTTCATGAAGGAAAACATCCTGCATTGAATCTGCTGACAGGTCGCCGGAAACAGCTATCACTTGAGTCTCTGGATCGCACCAGCCAAGGGACTCAGAAGCAGACATCTCTTTTGCAGAGGGGAACAATATTGTGAAAGTTAAATTTAAAACTTTAATTCGATCAGGTTTTCCATGAACTGACAAAGCTGTTTTTCTTAATTCTTTTGTTTTCTTTTTTGGCAGTTTCTTCTTCACCCCTTTTCTCATCCTTCTGACTTTGAATGTTAGCTCGAACTTGTGCAAGGTTTGCGTTCAAATTAATAAAAGCAGCAAGCGCATAAACCCTGACATCAAGAGCTTCGTTTCGTGCGCGTGTCTTTTCCCAAACTCGAACCTTTAATCCCGCCTTGGTTTTGGTCACAGCTTTCTCGGCTGTTAGTTGTTCAAAATATTCTTCGTCGTATCCGTGACCAATTGGAAAATGACAATACCCTGCACCTGACTGGTCGATCTTTAACCGCGAATACAAAAGCTCTTTTGCACTATCCACCCCGAGTGTGTAGAGAGCCACTTTCCCCGAGTTTGATCTGCTTGGTCTGTTCACTATTGGTCTGTTCATTCCTGCCATTCCTTTAATCGCAAAGACTCTTCTGATTTCTCTTTCACGACAAAAATCATAAACAAGCTTTGTCTGATAACCTGTGTCAATCATTGCAGACGTCACGCGCATCTGGTGGCCAAGTTCATTCTCCCAAGGAAGCATCAACCATTCATCAAGCTGATCCCATGTTGCAGGATTTGTAATTGATCCGTAAAAGACCTTGTATTCAATACCCCAACATTGTTCACCTTCACCCCATGCTACAAGTTCAGCTTCAAGTCGATCCTCTTGGCAATCAACACCGCACGTCAACACAAGCCCGTCTTCAGGAATCTTGTCACCGTATGGTTCACGCCTAGCCATCAACGGTGAAGCAGAAACAGTCTCACCTTGTTCTTCCCATGTTTCAGCAAGGAACGTGTTGCACCATGCTTTCTGACTTTCAATTCCTCTGTGCTTTGCGTCAAGGAACTGCGCGACTGCTTGGTGAAGTCTTGTCTTGTATCCTTTGCGAGCTGGAAACAAAGAGTGAAGACCGTTCAAATGATAACCCCTTTTACCTTTAAAAGATGCGGTTGGTTTCCAAACACCGCTCAAAATCATCTCCTGTCTTTGTTCGTCTGTAATCATTCCACCACACTCAGGACAAACCATGTGAGCTGTGTGTGTAAGGTGTTTTCCTTCCTTGTCTTTTTCCCAAGCAACCTGCGCCCATTCAAAAGTGTGGCTGTGTTTGCAATGTGGACAATCCATAAACCATCGGCGTTGGTCGGTCAGTTCAAACTCAGTTTCAATTCTGGATAATCCTTTGATCGTTGGGGTCGAGGTCAGAACGTGAACAGCGTTGAAGAATGTATCTGACCTCTTTTGAGCCAACGAGATTGGATCACCTTCAGCGCCTGCGCTTGCTGGATACCTGTCAACTTCATCGCACAACACAACCCTGATGGGACGTGAGGCAAGTGAGGCGGGAGAGTTTGCGCCTGCGACTGTGACGTGTCCACCAGTGAAACGCTTATGAGTGACAGTGTTGCCACTGTCTCTGCTTCTGCTGTCAGCAACAAGAGGTTTCAAAATTGGAGTGTCTCTAATCATTGGCGCAAGACGATCTTTTGACCAAGTCTCTGCCATGTCTAAAGTAGGTTGAAGCACAAGCATTGGGCTTGGCTCTTCTTCCATAAAGTATCCAACAATATTATTGAGCGCTTCAGTCTTGCCTGTTTGTGAAGCCCACATCAAGACAATGCTTTGAACCTCTGGATCATTCACAGATTCCATTGGTTCCTTCTGATAAGGCGCAGCTTCAAGCCTATACCTTCCAGTGTACGCAGATCCTTCTGGAGAAAGTCGACGATGACGAACAGCCCACTCGGAAACAGTCAACCTCTCTGGAGGTTTGAAAGCTTCAAAGCTGTTCCTGATCAGCTTCGAAAGGGTCGAGCTTTGGTCGAAGGTCTGCGTTTCTGAGTTCATATAGTTCACCTAAAATCTTGTCTTTTTCATCATCATTCAAAGCGCTGTTCAAGATTACCTTTCTAATTTCAATCGCCTTGTCCGTGATTAATTTTTCAACAGTCTTAACAGGAATCAGTTCTCCCATCAGCGTTTCATATTTCGCTTTTAAAATCAGCGTCTGAAAATACAGTTTCTTCTCGGAAAGTGTTGTGCTGTTGTGTTCCTGAAAATCCTTGAGTCCGTGGCGCTTCGCGAAGTCGAACCATTGTCCCAGATCAAAGCTTCCATCTTCCGCTTCACTCGGCGCGTCTTCATACTTCATCCACTTGTAGAGTGATTGCCTTGAAATACCTAGAGCCT